AATCAACTTATAGTCTGCGCCCGTAAACAGCACCAGCTCGGCATCTACGGTGTAATCCACCACTTTTGGCGCGTACACCAACACCGTGTCGCACAACGGGCGTTTGCTTTCGCCCGACAACTCACGCTGCACTTGGCTAATCAGCTCGGCGGTGGGTGCGCCTGTTTTGGTAAGCACGGTTACCGCCACCGTGCCGCCGATGGGGTTGCCCGCGTTATCGGTGGCGTTGGCAACGTGTACATCGCAAATCGCAGGCGACACCGCCCGCGCCCAATACTGATACGCGCCCACGCTGCCCGCGACCGAGAAACTTTCGGGCGCAAGCAGCACGCGCTCGCGGTAGGCGGCATCGCTTTCCACTTCCGCCCCGCCTGTCGGCACGCTGATATTGGACGCGCTGATTTGCGCCGCGCCCGCCAGCGCGGTTTGCAGCGTGTTAATCTGCCCGACCGACCAGCCATTGCCGCGTGCGCCTGTGGTGGTGCATTCCGCCAACAGCACGGTTTCAGGCTGCCCTGCGGTCAACTGCCCCTGCTCAATGGTGGCGAACAGCACATCGCCCGCGCCCACCAGCGTGCCCACAGGGATATGAACTTCGCTGTGGAAATCGGCAGCCTGAAAGCGCAGGGTGCAACGCGCGGCAGACGCAGCAAGGCGCGGCGTGTTCACATCGTCGCCGCACAAATCCAGCATCAGCCCCGTGGCAAAACGCGGGTGCTGCTGGCGGAAACTCTCGTTAATCTGCGCACGCAGCAGCGTTTCGCGGTAGGCAAAGGTGTTAATCAGCAGCCGCTCAATATGCGCGGGCTGCAAAGTCTTGCCCGTGCGCTGCTGGTAATCGGCAATCATCTCGGCGAGCACCGTATCGGGGCTATCGTCCACAATCTTGACCGCTTCGCGGGCGAGTTCGGTAACGCTCATGGCTTCAATCCTGCGGTTAATCCTGTTGTGTAAACAAGGCTGGGCGACATTGCGCCGTTTAGCCCCGCCGCGATGCGCCATTGCACCTGCATCTGAATATGTGGCGCACTGCCGCTAAACAGCACACGCTCCACCACCGCCCGCTGCTCCCACGTCTGCACCGCCAGCACAATTTCGCGCACCGCATTGGGGCGGAACACATCTTCGGGCGTATCCAAATAATCAAAATGGTTGGAGCCGAAATCGGGACGCAGCACATCGCTGCCCTTGCGCGTGGACAAAATATGGCGGATACACAAATCAATATCGTCCGCGCCTTGGGCAATGCCCACGCCATCGGGGGCGAGCTGCCAATGTTGGGAACGGGGAGTAGGGGTGTTCATGCAGCGATTATCGGGTTTCAGGCTGCGCGGGGCTTTTAATGCGGGTTAAAAAAGAAGCCGCGCAAAGTTCCTGATGTCAGGACTTTTGCGCGGCACCGCTTGGAATGGAATGTATTGGTGTCAGCTGTTTTGTGGATTTGAATAGATGGGGCGGTTTTTCTTTATCGCTCCCTCACTTTCGCCCCCGTAATTTCCCCGCCCGCATCAACATTGCCCGTAATATTGATGCTGCCGTTGATTTGCGCCGCCCCCCCGTACCGCCACTGCCTGTCATGCCGCCTTGATAAGTAAAGCTGCCCTGCACCAGCAGGTTGCCTGTGGTCGTGGTGGTGGGCGCGTCTATCATCACTTCGCTGGCTTTGACCGTTACCTTGCCGCCAGCGGTTACCGCCACATTGCCATTGGTTTCAACCAAAATATCCCCTGTACTGCGGTCATGCTCAATACGTGTGCCGTTTTGGTACAGCAGCAGGTGCAAATCTTGATTACTGGCAGGCGCAGCGTCGGCGGCGTTGTAGATTGCGCCGAGCACCGCGCCGCTTTCGCCCTGCGCGTCCAGCAGGCACACCACCAGCGTGCCGACATCGGGCAGGCAGTAAAAGCGGTTGCCTAGCGCGGCGGGGGTCAGCATCGGCAGCCAGTCGGTTTGCAGGTTTTCCAGCGCGGGCAGGGTAACGCGCAGCGTGTGGCGGGCTGCGTCCACGGCGGCGACTGTGCCAAATTGCAGGGTGGCGGCGAAGTTATGGCTGGGGTTGGGGCGCATCGGTTTCATTCTCCTCGGCAATGTATTCCAGCATTTTGATGTCCAAATCGGTGGTGTAGCCGCGCGATTTGCTGTATTCGTGTCGCGCCTGTTTCACCAGATAGCGTCCGCTAAATTTGCCGATGCGCTGCAATTCCACCACCTGCCCCGCCACCAATAGCGCATTGCCAAACAGCGCGATGCTGCCCGAGCAGCGTTCTTCTTGCGCGTCTTGCAGCGCGGCATCGGCGCGGGCGTTGGCTTCGGCTTGGCTCTCGCCTTTGTTGGGCGTGATTTTGAGTGTGTCGCGGGCGGTTTTGCGTTTGGCTTTGCCGCGCAGCGGGCGGGTGCTGCGCTCGGCGCGGATGGCGCGTTTCTTTTTGGCATCGTAGCCCGTTACCACCGCCTTATCGGGCACGCCTTTAATCAAATCGCGTATGCGCACGGACAATAGATTTTCAGGCTGCATAATGAGTACCGCGTCCTGCCGCGCCATCTCGTCGTTGCGGGTAAACACCAGTTTGCTGTCCACGATTTTAAACGTATGCCCGTACTGCTTCGCCAGCCGCGCCAGAAATTCCACATCGCGCTCTTGGTATTGCGTGATGCGCTGGATTTTGATGGGTTTGATGCTGCCTGAAACCGTTAATTTCAGCCGCGCGGCAATCAGTTTCACAATATCTGCCAGCATCATGTTTTCATAGGCTTTGGGCTGCAAGGTGCGCTGGGCTTTGCTGATGCCTGTAGATAGGGCTTTGAGCGACACCACATCGCCGCCCTGCGCGTTGCGCTGCCATTCAATCTCGGCTAATTCAAAGCTGCCCCAGTTGATTAAGCCTGTGAACTGGTCGCCGCAGGCTAGGCTTAATTTGTCGCCTTGCTCGGGAAACCATGAGCGCAGCCAGCGTCCGTCTGTGTCTTCAAAATTGAGTTGCAGTTCATCGGACTGTTCGCCCAAGTAATCGGTGTAGCTGAACGACAGCAGGTAGGGTTCAACGCTGGCGGTGATGTCTTTTTGCTCGTAGGTCAGCACAAAATTGGGGCGGGTAACGGGGTGCAAAGTGGGCGGCGGGGCGGTTAAACCCGCTTTCAGGCTGCCTGAAAGCGTGTCGGCAAGGTCTAATAAACTGTTTAACATAATGGCTACTCCCTAAACCACGGCGGCAGCAAATCCTGCCGCTGCGTATCGCTTTGCCGTATCACAGGCACAAACACCGTCAAACCGCTGGCAAAGCGCTCGGCAAGCGGCAGATGCGGATTGGCGGCAATCAGGCGGTTGATTTCCAGCGCATTGCCGTAATGCCGGTGGGCGATGGTGTCCCAGCGGTCGCCGTCTTGGGTGGTGTACACCAATACGCCGTTAATGTTTGCGCTCATGCCTTATCCTTTCTGCCCGCCACCCATGCGGTCAAGCTCTGCGCTGCCGCCGCGCCGTTGCCCAAACTTTCCGCTGCCGCTTCCAGCGCGTTTGCGCCCGCGTCAAACCAGCCGCCCACGCTGCCGCTTTCTATCCCCGCGCGAAACTCGCCCACCGCGCTGCCCATTTGCTGCGCTGCCTGCGCCGCTTGGGCGGCAAACTGCGCCGCGCCTTGCAAATCGCCCAAGCTCTGTGCGATTTCGGGCAGCTCTGATAGATTGCCCAACGCGCCGCCCGCTACGCCCAGCACATCGCCCACCAAATTCAACACGCCTGCGGGGTCGTTTTTGATTTCCCGCGCCGTTTGAATCAGGTTCTGCATCGCGCCGATGTCGTCTTCCACTGAGCGGTAGATTTTGACTGCCGTGCCGATTTTTTCTGCTATTGGGTTGAGCGCGGTCTGCACGCTTTCAGGCAGCATCGCCAGCAGCGGATTTTGTCCGCCAGACACCACCGCAGGCGCGGGCAGCGGGTTGTTCGGGTCGCCGACAAATTCTTTCAGCTCTACGTCAATCTCCCGCGCGGCGGTGCGCCCGTGCTTGTCCATCTGTAAGGTGCGTGCCGATAGCCGTTCAATCACAAACCAGCCGACAAACCGCCCCGAGCCATACACCAAACTCACCGCCTGCTGCGCTTCCTTGGCGGCAACCAGCCCGTGATACGCCGCGTCCACATCGCCCAGCTTCCAATGCAGCTTTAAGCTGAACCGCAGCTCGGTGAGCGCGTTGCCCATTGCCTGCAACCGCGCCCGCCCCGCCAATACATCATGCTGGGCAAACTGCGCGGCGTGGGTCTCTTCCAAGCTGGCAAAGCTGTCCAACAATTCAAAGGGCACATCGCCCAGCTGTGCAAACATTAATACGCCCTCCGCTCGCGCTCCGCCATCATGCGGCGGAACAGTTGTTCAAATTCGCGCAAACCCATTTGCAACGCGCTTTCAATTTCACGTGGATTACCACCTGCCGCGTTAATGGTGGGATTGAAATGAATTACCACGCTGCCGCCGTTGCCGCTTGCACTTTGCGCCTGCCGCTCGCTGCGAGCTTGACGCAAACCTTCCGCGCTGGCGGATAATCGCGCCGACACATCGCTGCGAAAGCCGCTCATGCGTTCGGCAAAACGCGATTTCAGGCTGCCTGCTAACTGCGAAATACGGTTTACAGGCAATGCTGCGTTTTGGTTCACACCGATGGCTAACCCTTGCGCCATATAGCCGCCATAGGCGCGGAACACACGGCTAGGCGAGTGAATATCCATGCCCTTGTTGCCCGTGAACGCGCCCTTGATTTTGGCTGCCAAGCCTTGAATGGCGGCGACGGCTTCGCCCATTTTGGCTTTGATGCCGTTGATTAAGCCGTCTATCATCATGCGCCCATAGTTGGCAAACTGCGCGGGCAGCCCCGCCAGCCACGACCAAACAGCGGTAAAGGCAGCCTGAAACGCGCTTACGGGGGAGAACGCCGTAATCAGGTTGAGCAAAAAATTCAACGCCGCGCCAAACAAGGATTTAACCGTTGTCCACATATTGCCAAAAAACGCAGCAATGCTGCTGGCGATGCTGCCCACCACATTGCATAAATCCTGCCACAGCAGCTTCGCTCCGCCGACCACGCCATCCCAGCGGGTGTAAAGCAGATACGCCGCCGTTGCCAACAGCGCGAGCGCGATGCCGATGGGGTTCGCCAGCAAAAACGCGCCCAAGCGGGCAAAGCCCTGCATCAGAATGGGGATATAGCTGCCCAGCGCAGAGAACCCGCGCAGCACCCAGCCCAAACCCGAACCGAGCAGGCGCAGGCTGGCTGAAACCATGCTGCCCACGCGGGAGAATGCGCCCAGCCAAAACCGCGCTTGTCGCGCCGTCAAGCCAAACATCCGCAACGCGGAAATGGCACGCCCCACTTGGAACAGGCGCAACGCTGCTGAAGCGCGTGTCCATACCGTAATCAAACCAAATCCTGCTGATTTAATGCGCACAAAAAAGCTCAACAGGCTGCTTAATCCATAACGCACCGCTAGACTGCCCGCCTTAAATCCCACCATAGCAGCAATCCCCAAATAGATATTTTTAATAAAATTGGGGTGCGCCTGCGAGAAGCGGATAAACTGCTCCACCATCGGTTTCAGGCTGGCTAACAAATCATTGACCGCAGGCAGCATCACCGAGCCGATGCTAATTGCCAAGTGCGCCATTTGGTTTTTAAACAGCTGCCAATTGTTTGCCGTGGTCGCGCTGCGGGCGGCGAACTCTTTGTCCATACTGCCTGCAAAGGCAGGTTTGCCGTCTTTGCCCGTTTCTTTGAGCGCGTTGATGGATTTTTGATAAGTCTCAATACTGCCCGCCAGCACCGCCACATCGTCGGCGTATTCCAAGCCAAACAAATCCACCAACGTACCCATTTGCTCGGCTTTGGGCAGTTTGTTGATTTGTTGCAAAAAGTCCACCAATGCCTGCTCCCCGTTTTGCGCAATGTTCTTTTTCAATTCCTGCGCCGATGTGCCCATCGCCTTTAAGGCAGCCTGAAACTTCCTGCCGCCTTTGTCCGCCGTCATCAGCTTGGTCAGCATGCCATTGATGGCGGTGCCTGCCACTTCGGGCGGCTTGCCCAAGCTGATAAAGGCATTCGCCAGCGAAGCGGTTTGCAATTCGGTTAAACCAAACTGCTTCGCCACCCCGCCCACGCGCCCCAGCGCGGTAACAATATCGCTGGCTTTGGCAGGGCTGCTGTTGGACAAGTGGTTAATCGCATCGCCCAGCTTGCCGATTTGGGCAATCGGGATTTGGTACACATTCGCCAGCTTCGCCATGCTGTCGCCTGCCGCATCTGCCGACATATCAAACGCCACGCTCATCTTGGCAACGGTTTCGGTAAAGCCTGCGATGTCTTGCCGCGCAATGCCCAACTGCCCGCCGCTGGCGGCAATGGCAGCCAGCTCTTTACCTGCCATCGGAATGCGGTGGGTCATAGCCAGTAAGTCTTGCTGCATCTGTTGAAACTGCTGTGGCGTGTCAAAATCCACTACCTTGCGCACATCTGCCATGCTGCTTTCAAAGTCAGCCGCCATTTTGATGGGCAGTACCACCACCCCCAAGCTGGCTGCCGCGCCCATCACTTCGCTGCGCATCTGCTCGCGCAAATTGCGCTGGTTTTCCAGATACAGCGAATAGCCCGCCTGCCGCACGGCTTGGCGGCGCATATGGTTGGCACTTTGTGCCAAAGATTGCTGGGCGCGTTGCAAACGTTGCAAACTTGCCCCGCCCGCTGCGCCCATTTGGTTGATGGTTTGCCTTAAATCCCGATATTCGCGGCGCAGCAGCCGAGACGTAGCCGCCAAATCGCGCGTGCCGCCCAGCACCGTGCGAATCGCCGCCACCGCGCCGCCCACCGCCGCGCCGATATTGATGGCTATTGATAATTCCGCCGCCATGCCTTATCCTTATGAAAATCAATTTTTTAACGAAAGAAACAAAATGCTTGCTCTGATTGGTGTACTCGGTTTTGCTTTTGCTGCGCTGATGGTGGTTACAGCGGTGCTTGCCGTTGTGAGCGTAGTATGGGAAGTTTGCTACACCAAACGCAAAGACCGCCGAATGCAGCGGTTAGTCCAATCCATCAAACAAGAACTTGCCGCCGAGCAACAACACCCCTAATCCTTGCGATACCGCTCTTTCATTTGCCGATTGGCTTCATCTAGCCAGTCGGCAAATTCGTTTATCGGCAGCGCGTAAATCTCCTGCACGCTCCAACCGAACCACCATGCCACATCGGCGCAGGCGGAGAGAAGCGCATCGTTAAGCGTCTGCTGCGGTTTCAGGCTGCTCTTCGCTTTGGGCGCGAAAGGTGGCTTGAATGCGCTCCAAGTCTTTTAAATCCAGCATATCCAAATCTTCGGGGACTAAACCCGTAATCTGCGCCACCAATGCCAAGCCTTGCTCGGTTTCGCTGGCAATATGGGCTACGGCACGCAAATCCCCCACGCGCGGGCGGCGCACGGTTACTTTGTCCAGCATCTGCCCCGTTGCCAAGCGCACGGGGTAGGCGAGTTCTAGGGTGGTTTCGCCGTTTAGGGTTTGGGTGAGTTGTTTGGCGGTTGTGGTTGCCATCATGGTTTCCTTGTCTCAAAGGGGTTAAAAACAGGGTTGGATTATGGTTTCAGGCTGCCTAAACCGCTTTTAACGCGCATTAAAAAAACCAATCTCTCCTTGTTGGAAAGATTGGTTTTGCTGTTTCAGGCTGCCTTTTTCAGGCTGCCCTAGCATTACGCGCCAATGTTCTTGCGGAACTGGCTCAATGCGTCCACGCCGCCCACGCGGTACACATTAGTGAACGCGTTGTAGTACAGCGTTTCGCGCCCGCCGATGACCATGCGGATTTCGTGCGCTTGGAAGGTGGTGGGGTGTTCGGATTTTTCCTTGGGCTTAAACGTGCCGATGGCGTTTTTGCTGAACATCACGGTGGCGGTTACCACCACGGGCACTTCGGTTTTTAAGCCTGCGGCGTTAAAGGTTTGCAGGTTGCCGCGCACCATCAGTGTGGCGGCTTTAAAGGGGTGGAAGGCTTTTTCGGCAACGGCGGGGTAGATGCTGTTCCATGTGATTTCGCCTTCCAAGGCTTCTACGCCGCTGGGCAGTTTGATGGTGCCGACCATGCCCAAACCTTTGTGCTCGTCTTGGGCGATTTCTATTTCGGGCATTTTAAACTCGGCAGCCTGCCCCATCAGGTTGTTGCCGTTGAGATAGACGTTGGCGTTGTAGATGGCGTTGATTTCGCTCATGTTGGTTATCCTTTAAGGTTTAATGGTTTTCGCTTTTCAGGCTGCCTATTGGCTGGAAACCAAGTTCGCCAGATACTTGCGTGTCATCACGCTGGTATTGGTGGCGCGTTCCATCGGCAGCTTGGGCGTGTACTCGTACACAATCGGCACTTGCCCTTTGCTGAACGCGTCCACAAGGTCGTAGTCATAATCCAAGTTCACAGTAAAGCCGACGATGGATTGCAGCGTGCCAAAATAGGTGCGGTAGCCCGCCAACAGCGTATCCAGCAGGGCTTCGTCTATCGGCAAGTCCATGTATTGCAGGTCAAAGCGGCGCAGGCTTTCGTCTATTACATCGCCCGTGCGCTGCGCGGTTTCAAAGTTTTTGATGTGCGACACGCTGGGGAAGCACGCCAAGCGGTTGCCCCATAGGCGGTAGCCTGTGCCGTAGCTGTTGAACACGGTGGTAATGCCTTTTTCGTTTAGGCGGTTGGTTTCGGATTGCGGGTCGTCCACGCGAGCGGTTAAGCCGATTTCCAAGCCTGTTACGCCCGAAAGCTCGCGGTTGGAAATGCTGAACCAGTAGCCGTGCTCCACATCGGTTTTCATGCGCAGCCCTGCGGCGTGGGTGGCAAGGCTTTCTACGCCCAGCAGCCCGACCACGTGCGGAAAGAACAGCTGGGCGCGGTCGCTGGACGTGTTGAAGTTGATGCTGCCCAAGTTGCCGCGCCCTGTGATGGCTTGGCTTAACGTGGTGCCGCGCGGCGCGTCTTGGTAGGCGATGGCGTTTAGGTTGTCTGCCAGCGTAATCAGCGCGGCGGAGCAGGTGGCGGTGTGGTCAAACTCGGGGGCGATGATGATTTTGGCATCCGCGCCAAAGCGGTTGAAGCCTTCTTTAACCAGCTCCATGCCCGTGCGCTTACCTGTTGCCGCCACATAGCCGCCGATGATGTCGGCTTCGGTTACTTTGGCAGGGTCGGTGTAGCTGTAATCGGCGGTGGGCGTGGTGGGCAAGGTTTTGAATTGGATTTCGCCAGTAATCAAATCGTTGACCACATAATCGCGCCCTTCCACCAACGCCCCGCCGTTGCCGTTGAGCGTGTAGCTGCCTGCTTGGATTGCGCCGTGCGCGGTATGCGCCAGCAGGGTGTCGGGGTCTATGGTTAGGGCTTCGCCTGCTACGCTGGATTTGTGCCGCGCGGGGTCACACACGTTTACCACATAGGCAACGCCCGATTGGTAGCGCGTCCAGATATTGGTGGCATCGGGCAGCGTGAAGCCTTTGCCTGTGAGCGTGCCGAACTGGGCGAAGTCTTTGGCGGTTTGGCATAGGGTCAATTCATTGACTGCACCTGCGGGGGCAGTGCCGATGATGGCGGTAATCGCGCCGTCAACGGTGTAAACGGGGGACGAGCCGCCGTCAATGCGTATGGTTTCTGAACCGTGGTGGAATGCTGCTGCCATCTTTTTCTCCTATGGCGGGTGGATTTTAGGGTTTGGGTTTTAACTGGGGATTGAGCGGTTCGCCGCGCTGCCGATGCAGCGTGTGCACAAAGGTGGTTAGGTTTTCAGGCTGCCTGCGCTCTACCTGCTGGGTTTCGGTTTGCACCGTAAGCGCGTATTGCCACGCGCCTGCGTTTTCGCTTAAAAACTGCTCGCGGATAAGGTGGCAAGGCAGGCAGTTGGGCGGGGCAAAACCCACAATGGCAAGGCGCACTTCGTCCAAGATTGCCAACGCGCCGCTGTCGCCGTGCAGGCTCGCGCCGATAACGGTTAATTGCAGCGTAATGTTGCGCTGCTGGGCGATGTGCCCCAAGCCTTCAATCGCCGTGAACTGGCTGCCCTGATACGCCACCAGCACCGCGCCAACAGGGTGAATAAACTGATAATCGGCGGGGCGTTCGGGGAACTCGTCCACCTGCACCCACGGAATCGCCTGCTGCAAATGGTCGCGCAGCGCGTCAATAATCGGCTGGGTGGCAGACATCAGTAGCCGCTCCAATCGTGCTTCGCTCCCGCGCGAACGTGATACGCGCCGCGCTCGGGCTGGCGGGGTTTGTCGGCGGTATCGATGCCGATGTGGATTTTGCCATCGCGGATTTGTTCCAGCGTTTTGAGCGTGGCTTGATAGGCGGTTTCCAGCGTTTTGGGGAAATCGGCGCGGTTAATCCGCCGCGCGTGCAAAAAATGTCGCGCAATGTTGATGCACAGCGGCGGCAGAATGGTGGGCGTTTGCGCCAAGGGCAACGGATAACGTCCCGCCAAATAGCCGTCCACCAAGTCGCAGGCGTAGGCAATCGCCGTCTGCACGATTTCGCCGTTTGGCTCGGTGGCGCGTGGCTCATCGTTGGTCAGCTGCACCAGCTCGGCTTTGCTCATGGCGCGGGCTAGGTCATCGGCGTTGATGTACATAACGGTTTACTCCGCTTTGCTGCCTTTGCCACGTTGGGGTTTCTCGGTTGACTCGGCGACGGTTTCAGGCTGCGTGGCAGACGGCTCGGCGGCAGCGGGTTCACTTGCCGTTTGTGCAGTTTCAGGCTGCCCTGTTGTTTCGGGCGTGCCAGCAGGCGTAACGTGCGCCGCCACTTGTTCATACTGCGCATCGCTCAATTCCACCACTTCGCCGCGCTCCACGCGGTAATCCGTGCCGTCATCGGCAGTCAAAATCAGCGGGGTGTTGGTAAGATAAAATTTCGTCATGGCTTAACCTTTCAACAATACGGCAATCACATCGCCCGCCGCAGCGGCAGCGGTTACGGCATAGCCTGCGGCTTGGGTCTCGCCCGCCACCGCGCAGCCGTTGGCATCGGACGCGACTTTTGCGCCTGCGGCAACCGCGCCGCCCGCTTCCACCAACACAATGCCCACGCATTCCACGCCCATCGTGTCGCCCTTGTCGGCATCGCGCGGCGACACGCCCAGCACAGGCGCGGCGGCTTTGGCTTGCTTGCCATCAAAGCTAATAAAGCGGTTCGCCACAATCGGCGCAGCGGCGTGGGTGGTGGTTACCAGTACCACTTTTTTCGTTGGGGTCATCTTTTCTTTCCCTTTCTTTCAGGCTGCCTAAACCATTTCAGGCAGCCTGAAAACATCAATCAAATGCTTAAACAGCCTTGTCAAACAAGAACCCGCACGCGCCGCCGACAGCGGCTACTTTGCGAATATCGGTATAGCGGGCGTATTCCACTTTGCCGCCGTTTTGTTCAAAGCGATCCACCACAGGCATACCCTTACGGCGGAAGGTGTAGCCAAACGCTGGCTCGCCTTCATCATTGCCTGTGCTGTGCACGGTTGGGCGCACAATCAGCGCGGCAAACTTGCCCCACACATCATGAGTTTGCTTGTTCGGCGCAGGCGCGGAAACGGCGTTGCCGATGATGACCTCGTCCACTTCAAACAAGATTTTCAGCAAATCCAGCGTAATCAATTTGCGCTCGCCGCTGCCCAGCATCGCTTGCAAGGCAGGGTGGTACGACAGCGCGTGCGCCACGCTTGCGCCCAGCACCAGCACATTGGGCTTCACACCGCACGCCGCGCGGACGGTTTCTTTCGCGTCCGCCACATCTTTCACGGGGTTGGCGTTAGCATCGCTCCATTGGGTTGCGGCAGACAAATCCTTGTAATGACCGCTTTCATAAGACTGTCTGGCTTGCAGCAACGCCGCCGCTTCCAATTCCTGCCGCAGCTGCACACCCATCACCGCGCGGCGCGTGGCTTTGGTTTGCTCATCAAACAGGCTTTCGGCGCGCTCGCGGTAGTCCACGCCCACCATCAAATCGTGCTCTTCCAGCACAATCGGCAAATAATGCGGCGTATCCAGCGTAATCACATTGCTGGTCGCGCCCACCGCGCGTTCGGTTTCGTATTCCACAAACGAGCCTTTGCCGAACTTGGGCACTTTCACGCCTTCTTTATCGGTAAATACCACGGGGAACAGCTTTTCGCCGATAAACTCGGCTTGCTTGTAGCCCAGCGCAAGGTTGGTTAAAACGGGGTCAATCTGCCCGCGCAGATTGCGTAAATGGGAAGTGCTCATCAGGTTTCCTTTATGCAGGGGTTATTGGACGGTGCGGCGTGCCGCTTCTTCGTAGGAGATGTTTTCGCGTTTTGCCAACGCAAGGGCGCGTTCATGGTGCGATTGCGCGGCGGGGTCGGCGTATTCGCCAAAGTCGCTGCTGCCTGCGGGCGACGGGTTGGCTTTATCGGCGGTGGCAATTTCGCCAGCTGCCAAAATCGGCTTACCGCCGCGCAAAAAATCTTTCAGCGCGTCCGACAGCTTTTTGCCTTCGCCAAAATCAGCGGGCGCGGCTTCGGGGTAATCGGCAAAATCCAGCACGGCAACGATTAAATCTTTGTCGGCGGGTTTCAGGCTGCCTGCTTTAATCAAGCCTTCGGCAAAATCGGCGTTTTGCTTATGTGCCGCATCGCGCAGAGATTTTTCCTGCTCGGCTTGCAACTTCGCCAATTCTTCGCGGGCTTGCTTGGCTTCGGCTTCGGCTTGCTCACGCGCTTTGCGCTCGGTTTCTAACTGTTGTTCGGGGGTCATGGGGTCGTCCTTATCACGGGGTTCAGAAAAATTATTCGGCACAGCTTCGGGTTCAGGCTCGGGCGGTGGCGCAACAGCTTCAATTTGCCAGTCGGGCAGCACGCGGTCGGCGGTTTCTAAGCCGTCTTTGCCAATCAGCCACTCACGCAGATTGCGTAACACACGCGCCAATACCCAATCGCTCTCGCCAAAAGAAACTACGCCGTCTTCATCATCGGCAAAATCAATCGCCGCCAGCCCTTTCACGGCGGGCGGGTGTGCGCCCAAAAAGCCAACGTGGCGCAGATACCAATTTTCAGGCTGCGGGTTACTGGGGTGGTTCGGTGGGTAGAAGCTGGCGGAAACTTTTTTGTATCGCCCTTTGCGTACTAATTCGGCAAAGTCGTCGTCCACTTGGGCGAAGTCGGCATACAGCGTGCCGTTCTCGGCTTTCAGGCTGCCTACCCAACCATAGGCGGGCGCGTTCAAACTCGGGTGTCCGACCACAATCGGGGCTTCGTGCTTGTTTGGGGAATAGTGGCTGGCAATCGCGGCAACCTGTTCGGGGGTAATGGTAATCGTGCGCCCGTTGTTGTCCGTGCGAGTGCCAGCGCGAAAGATTTCATGGCGCATGGCAGTGTCTCGTGGGTTTGGTTGCGGTGGATTATGCGGATAGGCAGCCTGAAAAACTTTTAACGCGCATTAAAAAAAGCAGCCTGAAAACGGCTGCGGGCAGAAATCGCGCTCTGTTGCGTTTTAAACGCGTTTAAGGCGCGGGATAGGCAAACACTCGTTTGAGTGGCATATCGCGCTGCTGGGGTGGTCTGTTTTGGTCTAATCGCTATTTTTGCCTTAAAGCTAGATTGCGCGGCGAAAAAAATCGGCGCGTGGGGAAAACGCGCCGTGTGGGTTTGGGGAAACGGGGGAATGCTTACTCATCAAAAATGCTCCTTTGCCGAGCCTGCGCATCGGCAGCGCGGGCGCGCTTGATGATTTGATAAATTTGCTGGGTTGCAAGGTTGTACTTTTTCGCCAACTGCTGGTGGTTTCTGCCGTCAAATTCCGCCCAAATTTGCTGGTCGCGCTCGTCCAGCTCGCCGCCTGTGTTTTTGGGGAAATAGATAATCTGCCCGCGCCAGTTGTCGGTGAGATAGCGGGCGAGCTTTTTGCTGATTTGCACGGCGGTCGGGCGGTTGATATGCGGCACGCTTGCCAGCAGGCAGGCGGTAGCTTGGTCTTCCAAATCAGCAATCAGCTCGGGAATGCGGCTGTCTGCCATGCGTGTCCTTTCATTTTTGAAATATTGTTGCAAAAATCATAATAATATCAATATTATAAAACAACAAAGGCAGCCTGAAAAGCTGCCTATACAAATGATGAATACAGATTCTTATACCACACGGTCTCGCCATTTTTTCAACCGCTCAATAATATCCCGCATAGCATCGCTGTCTTGATGCCATTGCTTGCCGCCGTGCTTTTGGCAAAAGGCAAACATTGCGCTCTCCGCCGCCACCCGCACCGCGCCCGCTTCGTGCAATTCCAACCATAGCGAGCGGATTTTTTGCTGCTGCTCCGATATATTCCGATACGGCTCGCGCCCATTGGGCGTTTGCACCGCTACCACAAAGCCCTGCGCTTTCATGTGGCGCAGCACGGTTTCCAGCTGCTCGCGGCTTAAATCTTTGCTGCTGGTTTTGCTGCGCGACACGTTTGCCAGCAGGGCGCGGTATTCCGCATCTGCCATCCCGACTTGGCTTTTGCCGATGTGGATAAGCTGTATCAGCTTGGCTTTGCGTTGTGCATTGTTCGTTTGGGGCATGGTCGGTCTCCTGATAAAAAGCAGCCTGCACATCGGACGGTGTAGGCTGCCTGAAGTTTTTTGCATTAGGCAACGGCGTCTCTCAAACCCTTGCCCGCCTTAAATTTAACGGTGCGGTGTGACGGGATGGTGATGGGCTCGCCCGTTTTCGGGTTGCGCCCCTGCCGTTCGGCGCATTGCGGCGCGCTAAACGTGCCAAAGCCTATCACAGACACCTCGCCGCCCGCGCCCAGCTCGTCAATGACCACGGTGCACAATGCGTCCAGCGCATCGCCCGCCTGGGCTTGGGTCAGGCCGCTGATGGTGGCCATTTGTTTAATCAATTCGGTTTTATTCATGATTTAAAATCCTTGTTAAAGTGGCGGATTTAAACACCGCTCCGCCGTTGCGGTTTTGGGTTTCAGGCTGCCTGAAACGGGTTACTCGTCTGCCTCGGGTATCAACTTGTCCACGGCGTTGATGACATCGATGATTTCAAATTCCGCGCTATCGGGCAGCAGTTTGGCCTCGACCAGCATATTGCGGATGCGGTGTATGCCATTCTCCCAGCGGTCTTTGCGGACGACTTTGCCATCTGCCCTAACTTCGTAATCCTTGGGGTTTCTCCCCCGAAATTCGGGGATGATAAAATCATTTAATTCTGCGGGTCTTGTTTGGTCTAACATCACTATCTCCTTACACTTTGGCAAAATCCGAATCAATCAGCACATACTCGCCGCTGGCATCATCACGGCGGTACAGCCGCACATATTCGCGCGTGGTGTGGGTGTTTAAACTGTCGGTCACGGCGGCCATGGCGCGCTGCCATTTGTCGTCGTCAATCTGCAGCCGGCGCAGCCCCAGCACTTTACCCACGCTGATTCTGCCTTCTTTGTCCACGTCAAACGCGGCCTGCACTATGGTTTTGAGCTCTTGGCGGCTGTCCTGCGTCCATTCGGTCAGGCACTCGTCAATCAGGGCTTTGGCCGCCTGCAGGCGCTCGTCAAACACCAACACGTCCTGCACGGCCACCAGCACTTTCAGGCTGCCGTCAAAGCTGGTCAGGGTCACGTTGCCGCGCTTGCTCGGCTTCACGCCGTATTTTTCGGCGGACAAATCCACAAAGGCGCGCACGTCGTCAATCGCGTGCCGTTTGGCCTGCGCCAGCTCGCGGGCGGCGGGCTGTACGGCGGCAAAGATTTCGCGCACCAATTCGTCGCGCGCCAAATCAATCGGCTTGATGTTGTCCAAGGGGATAAGGTTGCCTTTCGCGTCTTCGCGGTAGCGGCTCAAATCGGGTGTATTCATAGTTTTTCCTTTGGGTTAAATGACTTGGCTTGCGCCAATCGGTTAAAAATCTGTTGCAGCCGCGCTTTGGCGCGCGCCCGCTCGGCATCGGACAGGGGCTCACGTTTTTGCTCTAACAGCCCCGCCCCGGGCTGCTCCGGGCGGGGGGGGGTGGGGG